ATGGCTTAAAGACAAACCTAACCATGCTAAAACATCTGAAATACAAGCATATAAAAATGCTGTAGATGCTTTTGACCCTTCTACAGTGACTGTCCCAACTAGTTTAAGATGGGGAGAAATTATGGAAAGTAATTCAATTCCTTACTTTGGTTTTGAAGAATTACCTCGTTATTAAATATTGAAATAACAATTTATATAAGATATATAAATTGTCATGAATATAAATTCAAATACCTTACTAAATAATTATGTAAGAGTTTATGATGATGTTTGTGAAGAACAATTTCATAAAAAACTTTATAATTATTCTAAAGATAATCCTTTTAATGATGTTGAAGATGCAGCAATTGTAGGGCACGGAAATAATATCGTAGATAAAAAAGTAAGAGATTGTTTACAAGAAGGACTAAATGCTTTTACTACTAAAAGCATGACAAATGTTTATATATTTAACTTTATAGGATTTAAATTTGTTAATTATATTAATAGATATATGAACGACTGTGGTATCCAAGATGTTATGAAATCTACTAGTATCGATGATATGATACTTCTTAGGTATGGAGAACAAGGACATTACAAAAGACATATAGATTCAGGAACTCATGTAATGAGAACTTTGAGTTTAATTTATTTTATAAACGATAATTATGAAGGTGGAGAAGTTGAATTTTCTTTACCATCAGATGAAAATTTAAAAACTATAGTAAAACCCAAATCTAATAGATTAATTATATTTCCATCTAATTTTTTATATCCGCATAAAGTTTTACCAGTTAAAAAAAACCAAAGATTTACAATTGTAGCATGGACAAAATAAAATTTAAAAAAATAAAAAACTTTTTAAGCAAAGAAGAAGTAGAATTACTTACAAAGTATTCAGAAAAAATACATAGAAATTATTTAACTCATCCAAACAGAAATTTTTCTGATTTTAAATTTACAACCGATTTAGGTATTTATGCAGATCATTTATTTGAAAGTTTGTTATTAACTAAATTACCTGTTATGGAGAAGGAAACAAATTTAAAATTATTTCCAACTTATTCTTATTGGAGAATGTATACCTATGGCTCTGATCTTAAAAAACACAAAGACAGACCTTCTTGTGAGATTAGTGTAACACTTCACATAAGCGGAGAATCAAATAATTTTCCAATATTTATAGAAGGGGAGGAGATACATACCGAACCTGGTGATGCTATCATATACAAAGGTATGGAAGTAGAACATTGGAGAAATCCTTTAAAACAAGATTTTCAATGTCAAGTTTTTTTACATTACGTAAATCAAAAAGGTCCTTACAAAGATTTTAAATTTGATAGAAGAAATAAAATATGAAAGTTATAGATAATTTTTTATCTAAATCTTATTTTAAAGAAGCCTCAAGTTACATACAATCTATAGATTTTAAATGGACTTATATTAAAAACATAGGAATATATTATAAAGAAAAAGAAAACATAGAAAGAGAATTTGGTTTTTCTCATACTTTTATAAAAGATAATGGTAGTCCTACTTCAGAATTAGCAAATTTTTTAAAACCACTATTTTTAAATATTTTAGATTTAACTAATAAAGAAAAAATAATAAGAGCTAGGGCAGTTATGACTAACAATGTGGGTAAGTCTGTTTTATATGAAAGACATGTTGATTTATATAAACCCCATACTTCAGCTATTTTTTATATTAATGAAAGCGATGGGGATACAATTTTATATGATAAAAAAATATTCACTCAAGAAGAATTTGATAACAAAAAAAATGATTACTCTATTTTGAAAAAAGTTTCACCAAAACCAAATAGGTTGTTTGTTTTTGATGGGAGCACACTACATTCTAGCATGTCTCCGACAAAAAATAATGCTAGAATAATTATTAACTCAAATTATGAATAGGATAGCTTATGATTTTTAAACAATATGATGATGGCGGAGGAGAAATTGTCTTTTCAGATAAAGAAGTAGAAATTTTTAGTAAAACTAAAAAAATAATGTTTGATGCTAAAGCAATGAGAGATTTTAGTAATAACTTATTTAAAATGTGTTTTGATACGGTATATAAATTACCAGAAGAAGAAAAACAAAGAAGCACAAAATCCCCTGTTGTAGATATTAAAGATATTTAAAATTTGAAGGTATTCTTCATATATTTAGAGTTTACTATAAATATGGTATAATACGCCATGCCTTTAACAAACGTACAGATAAGACCAGGATTTAATAAACAAGTAACCCCAACAGGCGCTGAAGGTCAGTGGACTGATGGTGATTTTGTTAGATTTAGATACAGCTTACCTGAAAAAATAGGAGGTTGGCAGCAAATCACAGATCAAACATTAGTAGGGGCTGCAAGAGAACAACTTGTTTGGGCTGATTTGGATGGTCGAAGGTATGCAGCGATAGGTACTCACAAGGCATTAATTATTTATTATGAAGGTGGGTTTTATGATATCACACCTTTGGGCACAGCATTAACAGGTTGTACATTTGATACGACAGATACTTCTGCAACAGTGACCGTAAATAAAACATCTCACGGATTATTGGCTGGAGACTTATTTACATTTACTTCAGTTACTCCACCGGTTGGAGCAGGATATGTAGCGGATGACTTTGAAACAAATACTTTTGAAGTTATATCTGTACCCGATGCAGATACATTTACAGTCACAATGGCGTCTGCTGCAACAGCAACAACATCTGCTAGTGGATCTGCAACAGTTAATCCATACATTAAACCAGGACCCGTAAATCAAACATACGGTTATGGTTGGGGTACAGACACTTGGAGCTCTGGAGAATGGGGAGAAGCTTCAGGAACATCAAATGTTATTCTTGATCCTGCATCATGGTCGTTAGATCATTTTGGACAAAAGCTTATTGCAACTATTAAAAATGGTAAAAGTTTTTATTGGGATCCTATTGCCTCAGATCCTACTGCTTTAAGCACAAGAGCTACAGTAATACCTGGAGCACCTACTAGATCAGTTATGTCGATTGTGTCTGAAAGAGACAGACATTTAATTATGCTTGGAACTGAAACAACAATTGGTAGTACAGCATCACAAGATAAAATGTTTATTAGATTTTCTGATCAAGAATCTATTGGTGATTATGCTCCTAATTCTACTAATACAGCGGGTACATTTAGACTGGACTCTGGTGTAAAAATTATTGGAGCAGTAAAAGCAAAAGATTATATATTAATACTAACCGACACATCCGCATATATGATGCAGTTTGTAGGGCCACCATTTACATTTTCTATAAGACAAGTTGGAAGTAACTGTGGAGCAATAGGTCAGCATGCAATTAAATATGTTAATGGAAGAGTATGGTGGATGGGGCAAGCAGGTGGTTTTTTTGTATTTGATGGTACTGTTAAATCAGTCCCATGTTTAGTGGAAGATTTTGTATTTACAAATAAGGGAGATAATCTTGGAATAAATTATAACGCAGGCGAAGTTGTTTATGCAGGACTTAATCATTTATATGAAGAGATTAGTTGGTTTTATGCGAAATCTGGATCGACATTTGTTGATAGAGTAGTTACTTATAACTATACAGAAAACACATGGACAACAGGATCACTTGCAAGAACGTCTTGGCATGATTCAACATTATATGATAATCCATACGCAACAAAATACAACGGCTCCGGGACACCGAGCTTTCCAACAATACAAGGTGTAACAGCAGCTAATGGTGCAACAACATATTATGCACATGAAATAGGAAACAATGAAGTCGATTCGTTAGGTAACAAAACAGCCATACCTGCATTTATACAATCTGGAGATTTTGATATAACAGAGGGTGAGGTATTTATGAGTATGAGAAGATTTTTACCTGATTTTAAATTATTAACAGGGGATGCTCAAGTTACGATAAATCTTAGAAATTATTCTACTGATAGTTCTTCATCGTCTCCATTAGGCCCTTTCACAGTTACTTCATCTACAGATAAGGTAGATACTAGAGCAAGAGGAAGAGCAGCTAGTTTAAAAATAGCAAATACTTCTATTGATCAGAATTGGAGATATGGGACTTTTAGAGCTGATATACAACCTGATGGAAGAAGATAATGGCTAGAATTGATATACAGATACCGGAACCTACACCAGTTTATACTGAAGAAAACCAAAGGCAGGTTTCACAATCTTTACAAACAATGAAAGATAAGTTAAATACATCTTATCAACGAGAATTAAAAAATGAACAAGATACTTTTAATTGGTTTTTATCATGACAATTAGATACAAAAGCGAAACATTTGATTTAACAACTACTAACATTACGACAGTTTTAACGTGTCCATCCGATGCTACTATTATTGGTAAGTCGTTACAAATAAGTCATCAAGCTGGAGGTAATATAGCTGTTGATGTATTTTTACAAAAATCTGGAGGATCTGATGTAGACATTGCTCACCAAAGTTTATCTGCTGGATTTGATAATTTTATAAAGTCCATTTTAAATATGGAAGCAAATGATATTTTAAAAGTACAAGCTGATACAGCAAATGAAATTACAGGTGTAGTAAGCTATGCTTTAATAGATCGATCACAGGAAAATGGCTAAACAATAATGAAGCCCATAGATTCAATCATGAAGGATATGGAGAGAGATTTCTTTACTCCTAAAATGGATGAAGTTTTTAATATAGTAAATGATCAACAATG